AGAACATAAATTTTTTACTGAGAATACGGTCTGTCCTACCTGTGACCAAGATATACAAGAGTCTTTTCGTGTAAATAGAATTAGTGATTCCCAAAGTAAAGCAGAAGAGTTGCGTGAGGGGTATGAACAACTCCAAGAGGCAATTAAAGACGAAGAGTTGAGGGAATCACAATTCAATCAACTTACCAAAGAAACAACAAAAGTACTTAATGGCATTTCTTCTTTCAATGTACAGATCTCTAGTTTACAAAAACAAGTTAGAGGTCTCGAATCAGAAATTCAAACTGTTACCAGTCAGATCCAGAACAGAAATATTGAACATGAGAAGTTAGAAAATCTAAGAAGTACACTTGACGAAACTTATGATCAACTTAGTAAAAGGAAAGAGAATATTTCCTACCATGATTTCGTATACGGTCTTCTTAAGGATGGTGGAGTCAAGGCAAAAATTATTAAGAAGTATCTTCCACTCATCAATCAACAGGTAAACAATTACCTTCAGATGATGGACTTCTACATCAACTTTAAACTTGATGAAGAATTCAATGAGACTATTGAATCTCCGATTCATGAGGATTTCTCCTACGCATCCTTCAGTGAAGGTGAGAAGATGAGAATCGACTTGTCTCTACTTTTTACCTGGAGAGAAATATCCAGGGTCAAAAACTCTGTCAATACTAACTTGATGATTCTAGATGAGGTTTGTGACAGTAGTCTAGATGGAAGTGGTTCTGATGACTTTATGAAAATTATTAGATACAGACAACCAAATACAAATGTATTTGTTATTTCTCACAAGGATGGTATTGAAGATAAGTTCGATCAAGTCATTCGATTTGAGAAGTTTAGAGGATTTTCAAGGAAGGTATAGTTAAATTACAAATATACAAATGTTAGTAAAGTAACACAAAGTAGACTATATAATTCAGTGGTATGGAGATTATTATGAAAGACCTTTTATCACGGAATGAATTAGCATCATGGAAATGGAATCAGAAAAACACTAGCGAGGAAAAATACGATCAAATATCAGAATACTTTCAATGTATCTCTGACTGTGAAATTATAGACCATACTGCAAGGAGGTTTTGTAGACACATTCTTACTGAATAAATCTAAACAATAACCAAGGAGCATCAAACCAAAGTCCCCTTCACCTAATAAGTGAAGGGGATTGGTCTATGTGCCAATCATAGAACTGTCTGACCCATCCGTAATTCGGGTGGGTTTTGCTATATACTATGTCTATCGGAAACGAAATGACTATGGTCAACTACGAAATCAAATCACAACTTGCTAAACTTCTTGCAACTGAAGACCTTCTAGTTGAGAACCGTGATGTTGAGACTGCACAGTTCAATGTTGAAACCAGAATTCTAACTCTTCCTATGTGGAAACTTGCTAGTGAGAGTGTCTATGATATGTTGGTGGGTCACGAAGTGGGTCATGCTCTGTATACTCCCAATGATTGGAGTTGGGAAGATAGAGTTCCTCAACAGTTTGTGAATGTAACTGAAGATGCTCGTATCGAGAAACTAATGAAACGTCGATACCCTGGTCTTGCAAAGAGTTTCTACAAAGGTTATAAAGAACTATCTGACCAAGATTTCTTTGGAATTGAAGAACAAGATGTTCAAAGTATGAATCTTGCTGACCGTATCAATCTCTACTATAAGATTGGTAACTTTATTGATGTACCTATTGATGATGGTGAAGAGAAAGATATTCTAGACATTGTTGGTAAAACAGAAACTTTTAGTGATGCAGTTCTTGCCGCAGAAGTTCTTTACAAGTATTGTCTTGGTGAGGCAGAAAAAGAACAGCAGGAGACTGTCAACGACAATTCTAACCCCCCAAACAAAGAGGGTTCAATAGACGGTGAACCAGAGAAAGAAGAAACATCTGGTACTAAAACTCCAGAGAGTGCAGGTTCTGCAGAGGGTTCTGCAGAAGGTTCTAGTGAAAATAGTATTACTGAGGAACCTAAAGTTCAGACAGATGAAGCATTCAATGAAGGTACTCAAGAACTCAATGGTTTATCTGACCAATATAGAAACCCTGAATACTATGAGGTTCCTGAAGTTGATGTAGAACAGCTTATTATCTCAAATACTGAATGTCATAAAGAGATAAGTGCACACTGGGAAAAACTTTCTACTGATGAACCTTACTGGTGTGAGTACTCTAAAAAATATCATATAATAAAGGCAACAAATTTTACTTATGTTGATACTCAGTATAATAAATTTAAATTATCTACTCAAAAAGAAGTCAACTATCTTGTAAAAGAGTTTGAATGTAAGAAGTCTGCAGATGCATATTCTCGTTCACTTACATCAAAGACTGGTGTATTAGATTGTACCAAACTTCATACCTACAAATACAATGAAGATTTGTTCAAGAAGATAAATGTACTACCTGATGGCAAGAATCATGGTCTTATTTTTATTCTTGACTGGTCAGGTTCTATGGCTAATACAATGTTGTCTACATTGAAACAACTCTTTAATTTGATTTGGTTCTGTAAGAAAGTGAATATCCCATTTGATGTATATGCATTTACCAACAATTACATCAAAAACCGAAATGACAAACAATCTTATAAATCAACTCATCCAATTGATGATATTGAATATCAAGATGTAAGAGATAATATGTTAGTAGTTTCTCCTGACTTTAATCTCCTTCACTTCTTAACTAGTGATACAAGAAAGGCAGAACTTGATAAACAGATGTTGTCTTTATATCGAATTGCACACTCATTTGTATACAATGTAGGATTCGAACCTCCAGTAAACTTCTCACTATCTGGTACTCCTTTGAATGAAGCACTAGTATGTCTTCATAAACTCATTCCTAATTTTAAATTGAAGACCGGTGTTCAAAAAGTCAACACAGTTATCTTGACTGATGGAGAAGCCAATCACTTACCTGTGTTCAAAACATGTGAGTATTTGGGTGGTAAATTGGGTATCAATAGACTGTGTGCTTCTGACTATATTCGTAATCGTAAAACTGGATACACTTACAAAGTTCCCCATCAATATTATGAATTTACTGAACTTCTACTAAAAGATTTGAAAGAAAGTTTTCCTGATGTAAACCTTATCGGTATTCGTATTACTTCTAACTATGAATTCAAACCGTTCTTGCGTAGGTATATGGATGTTAGTGATGAACTTATGAAAGTTATTCGTAAAGAAAAGTCTTACGAGATTAAAAACTCTGGTTATACTTCTTACTTTGCTATGTTAGATGTTGGTTTGAATAATGACACTGAGTTTGAAGTTGATGAGGGAGCATCCAAATCAAAAATCAAATCTGCGTTTGCCAAAAATCTCAAGGCTAAGTCTCTAAATAGAAAAGTACTTAGTCAGTTCGTTGACCTCATTTCCTGACCAGTTTGAGAACTGACCACTACCACCCCTAAACCGGGTGGTTTTGCCCTATATTAGCTATATTGAAATACACAACACACATGGCACTGTCAATTGAGTACATCATTTCTTCTCTCACTAACTTGTATGGCTCGGAGGTTGTAACCGCTGATATTCGTGCATGGTGTACCATGAATGACACCACCTATGGAACCGTTACCAAGAGGCTTGATGCATACAAAGTCGGTCGTGGTAAGTGGAACCTAACCATTCAAGAGAAGTTGGAACAAGACTATCAAGCTCCTCCAGCACTGCCGGTGATTGAACAAAATCTCATTCCTGTAAAAGATGATACCTTCGTCAAGTTTGGTAATTTTACAGACATTAAGAAAATTATTCAGTCCCGTCTATTTTATCCATCGTTTATTACGGGTCTTTCTGGTAATGGTAAAACGTTCTTGGTTGAACAGGCTTGTGCACAACTCAAGAGAGAATTAATCCGTGTCAACATTACCATCGAGACTGATGAAGATGACCTTATTGGTGGCTTCCGTTTGGTTAATGGTGAAACTGTTTGGCATAATGGTCCAGTCATCGAGGCTCTGGAACGTGGAGCAGTGTTGCTTCTAGATGAAGTTGACCTTGCATCTAATAAAATCCTATGTCTTCAATCTATTCTTGAAGGTAAAGGTGTTTTCTTGAAGAAGACCGGTAAGTTTGTACAACCCAAGGAGGGATTCAATGTTATTGCAACTGCAAATACTAAAGGTAAAGGCAGCGATGACGGTAGGTTTATTGGAACTAACGTTCTCAATGAGGCATTTCTAGAACGTTTCTGTATTACTCTTGAACAAGAGTATCCAACAGCCAAGACTGAACAAAAAATTCTAGAAGGTATTGCTTTAGACCTTAGTATCGAAGACCGAGAGTTTTGTAAGCATCTCTGTGACTGGGCTGACATCATTCGTAAGACGTTTTATGATGGTGGTATTGAAGATGTTATCTCAACTCGTCGTTTGGTACATATCATTCGTGCATACAGTATCTTCAATGATAAGTCCAAAGCAATTCAAGTCTGTATCAATAGGTTTGATGAAGAAACCAAGTCTTCTTTTTTAGAACTCTATGACAAGGTAGATGTAGATTTTGAGATGAAAGTTGACAACGAGGGAGATAATTGATAGAATGAACTCGTGGAGTTTATTATACGATTACATGAATTCTTTACCAGAAGAGGGGTATGAATGGACTCCTATTCGTTCAAATGAGGATAAAATTGAATTGACTAAAATGGATAAAATTGACCTAAATCTTGGTATATCTAAACCCTGGAAATATAACGAAGAAGAAATCGTAAGAGAACTTCTGGAGTATATTAGAGGAGAAATCGTAAGAGAACTTCTGGAGTATATTAGAGGAACCTATGGTCAACACTATGCTGCTAATGACCAGAACATTCAAACACTAGATTTTATTGAGGCATCTCATCGTGATGGGGAACCATTTTCCCGTGATAACATTCTCAAGTACACTTCCCGTTATGATAAGAAGGGAACTCCAAAACGTGACATTATGAAGATTATGCACTATGCTGTTCTTCTAATGTTCTTCCACAACAAAAACTCAGAAACCCAAAGTAACTACGAAACATTTTGATTATGAAACTGTCTGAATCCACGGTAAGTCTCCTCAAGAACTTCTCTTCTATCAACCAGTCTATCCTGTTCAAGGAAGGTCAGAAGTTGCGTTCAATCTCAGTGATGAAGAACATCCTAGTTGAAGCCAATGTCGCTGAGGAGTTCCCGAAAGACTTCGGTATCTATGACCTGAACCAGTTCCTGAACGGTCTGTCTCTTCACTCCTCCCCTGATCTAGACTTTGGTAATGATCAGTATGTTGTGATCAAGGAGGGTCGTTCTCGTTCCAAGTATTTCTTTGCAGACCCGTCTGTGATTGTTGCACCACCTGAGAAAGAGATTACTCTTCCCACTGAGGATGTGTGTTTCCAACTGACCAGTCAGCAACTGGAGAAACTGAAGAAGGCTGCATCTGTCTATCAACTCCCTGACATCTCAGTGATTGGTGAGAATGGTGTGATCAAACTGGTTGCACGTGACAAGAAGAATGACACTTCTAATGACTTCTCTATTGTTGTTGGTGAGACTGACGCAGAGTTTGTCTTCAACTTCAAGGAAGAGAACCTGAAGATTGTTCCTGGTAATTATGATGTGGTTGTGTCAGAAAAACTTCTGTCACGTTTCCAGAACCAAAACATTGACGTTACCTACTATATTGCTCTTGAGCCTGATTCTACCTTTGGATGAATATCTTTGTAACTAGTGATAGCCCTTGGGAGAGTGCCAGAGTCCTTCCTGACAAGCACATTGTCAAGATGCCCCTAGAGACCTGTCAGATGCTCTCTATTGTCTGTTCAGACAAATGGGGTCATGGGTTCGGTACCTTACCCAAGGCCGATGGAACCCCTTACAGCACAGAGAAAGGTGCCTTCC